ACAAATCCCTCTTCGATTACGGGAACAAGAGACTCAAAGTTTCGCGTAACGTCCGGGTCCTGAACAATCTGGTGAGGTGGCTTCCAGGCCATTAGCTCACCCGATCGGTAGAGCTATCACTCGTGAAGTCGCTGACGCAGCACTAAATAGACTTGGCGAGCGCAGCCAAACATCAACCGCTCCGCTGGTGCTCAGGGTGCGTACTGCCGTTAGCGTTATGCCGCCTTCGTACTCATTGCCGGTAACTTCGGTGACCTTTCCGCTGCTGAGAACTGTGCTGTCATCGCGAAGCTCAAACTCTATGTAGTTTGTGCCCGCAGTGTCGGGCAGGAGTACGTTGAGTGCGGCGATAATAAGGTACGTCCCCGCTGAGAGTGAAACGGTTAGGTTCGTTGCTTTCGCCCAAGCCGTGCTGGCGGCTGGCGTTCCGCTTCCGGTCGCAGTGACCGTGGTCAGGTTGATTTTAGCGTTTGTAACTGAGTTATCGGCTAACTCTGAGGTATTGACCGCGCCCTCAGCAATCTTGTCAGCGTTGACCGCGTTATCACGAATGTGATTAGTGGTAACGGCCCGGTTGCCGTCTGTGCTGACGTCATCACGCAGCTTGTCAGCCGTGACAGCGTCGTTGACAATGTTGGCGGTATCAACCGAGTTTGTCGTCAGCTTTGTGTTGTCAACCGATGCGTCAAGCAACTGTGTACCGTTGACATCAGCATCAGATGCCAAGTTCACCGTATCGAGGTTGCCGTTGATTACTGCAACTATTTCGGCCAGCGCGTCGCGGACCTTGGGGTCTTCGGTTGTAACCGGCAGGCCTACTTCTGGCAGTTCAGGATCAATCAAACCCATACAGCTATCTTACCTTCCTAGTCAGTTCTTGTCCGGACAAACGCACTGATTGCGTATATTTGCATCGGAACGTTTGACAAGTTGTCTGAAAGCCTCAACGACCAAGCCCTGCCCCAACCGCGTGCCGGAGTGTTGTAGCGCCTTTGTTGTAGGCCTTGGGTGCCACCAAAGATGATGCTTGTATCTGGGTCCCCCCAGTCGGCGTCTCCCTCGCCGTACTTTTCTGCCGACAGGTCATACTCTGGCCCCCAGATTTCGTCGTCAAGTTCAGCCGAGTACGGTCGGTTGAAGTCTTCTTTGATCTTGAGCTTCCAATACCCGCTGCCGTCGGCTCTTAGCTGGTGCAATCGCTTGTTTATGTGAGGCTCGCCCCAGGCCCAAAACGGCCCCTCCCAGTACGACTCATACGTTACGCCTGCGTCGAGGTAGGTGTCCGGCGCAAACGCTCTTTCGACCCGCTTGGTGCTTGGTTGCGCCGAATACAGCCTGGGTTGTCCCGCCGGATCGAGTAGCGCAAACTGGTTTGAAGCGCATGTGTGAATCCACCAAGAGTCTGTTTCAAGGCTGAACTGCAGCGTTACTGCGTTAGTGCCGCTTACTGGGAGCGAAAGCCAATACGAATCATCGTAATAAACGGCCGCTGCGTTTTTGATCGCTTCAGCATCAGCCACCATGATGTCCTTCAGAAACGGCTGAATCGCGTCAGATATGCGTTGAACTGACGATCCGTCCGTCAGACACACGCCCAGGTCCTCTGACAAAAACATTGTGCCTCGCGTTGTTTCAGCGATGGAACGGTGTGAGACGCAGCCAATGCTTGAGGATATTGGTCGGTAGGCCCGAGCTTCCGGCGTAGCGTTGGTCAGAACGTAAGTCTTCCGGTTTTTGAACACCAACAGGTACGGCCCGACCTTGCCAAGGCCCGTTATGTTTTGGCCATCTCCAGGATCGACACGATCGCGGTAACGAGTTGACCAGTTACGAAAGTCCGGTACCGAGCTTGTAACGCCAGAAGAAAACACCGTTCCCGGGTTATCGGTGTCGCCCGACGCCCAGATGGTGTCGAGGTGGTAGACCAGGAACTTGCACTTCTTTGCGGGGTGCGGGGTTATCGCAGTGCCGGTATCGTCGATAGCCGTCCAGTCGGCAGTGGCCGTGCTTGCGGTCGCGCCACTCCAGTACTGGGGATTATCGACCCCGTTTACGCCATATATGGGGCCCTGGCCCCCGCCCGCCAGCGCTTGGACAAACTCCCACCGCGTGTTTTCTTCCAGGCCTGACTTGATTGCCGTGGCAGTTCCGTTTTCTGACACGCTGACAATGCGATCCTTGGATTGGCTCGGCTCCTTGCCAACCGCCAGCAAATAGCGCGTAGGCGACAGGCTTAATGGGGCCAGCGAGTGAGCTGGTCCGTCAAGAGCGCTAAGGGTTGAAAACGACGCAAACCCGCGCCGTTTTTCCAGTGATCCCAACGGGTTGGCGTAAACGTTGCGAGCGTCCTGACACTGGTTGTCCTGGAGCAGGTAAGGTCCGGCCTCTTTGTTGACGCCCCCGGAGAAATCGGCATAGACGGTCGGGTTACCGATCGCCATTTAAACCGTCCAGACGTTCGGGGCCAGTGGGTCGATGCGGCCGTCGCCTACGCGCTTGATCTGCGTGTAGTCGTCAGTTTCGTATTGCAGCTCGCCGCGTGCCTTGGCCAAATCTTCGTCGAAGCGTTGCTTGTGGTATTGAGCCGCCTGGTAATCGTTTTCGCGCTCGAAGCAGTGCCAGAGGGCATACGAGACTAGGAGGTCCCAGTACTCAGGAGGGGTCTCCGGCTCATCGTTTGCGTCAACCAGTTCGTTGGGCAGCTTGTAGTACCGAAGCCTGACTGTGTAGCTAGCATCTGGCGTTGGATACAGCCGAAGGTTGTTTCCTTCTATGACGTATTGCTGGGGCTGCCCGGTTGCCACCGGCTGGGTTTCAAGCTGGTTCAGCGGCTCGGCTCCCAGGGGGATTACTTGACCGGCCGGGTCCGTGACCGTGACATTGAATAGCCGCTGAAAGTTAGACGGAAGGGCGTAGGTAGCGGTGCTGCTGACAGTCGTAACCGTATGGGTCGTTAGCAGGACCCGAAAGTCAATCTGGGCAGCGATGTACTCCTGGCCCTGATTGATCTTTTTTTGGATATAGGCCCGGTACTGGGTAGGCGCGAACTGATGGTCCAGCACCTCTTCGGTGAGGTCATTGAAGGTAGCCACACATCCATGTTACTACTTCGATTTTGTGATTACTGACGTAACTGGGTCGTCCGGGACGGCAGAGCCGAGCGGATCAGCAAGGAACTCGGGAAGCGCGTTCTTGTAGGGCTTGGAGTCTTTCCAAATCGAGTAAATCTTGTCAGAGTCGCGATCCATGTGTCCACAGAGAATGGAGCCGTCACACATCACTGTTCCGCCCTGCTCGCCGAGCTTGCGGAAGAAATGCAGGTCTTCACCTTCTGTCGATGAGCTGACCCCGTTCGTTTGCTCAGCAAAGGCAAAATAAGGCTCTTGCATCTTCTTGAGCGCGTCTATCCGGATAATGCAGCAACCAAGCCCAGCGCCCCAGACAGGGAACACCTCACCCATCCGCCAATCCCAAAAAGTACCCGTTGAGCCGACCTCGCCGCCGAAGACCAGCGGCTCAGGCGGGGTCGTTTTGGTGACATACACGCCCGTAAGTGCGTCCCAATCGTCGTTTTGCTCCATCAGGTAGATCATGCGCTTGGGCGCGAAGTTAGGAATCAAGACGTCATCGTCGATGAAGAACAGGTACTTGCAGTCTCGATCGATCGCCGAGATAGCCACATTGTTGCGCGCGGTCGCAATCGGCACCTTGACCAAAATCATTGTGTTGCGCTCACCCGATACTGGCCACTGGAGCTGAGAGTACATGTAGGCCCACAGGACGTGGACCTTCCCGTTCGAGGGCAGGCCTACTGCGATCTTGAGTTCACTCACTGGGGACATCCTTTTTTACGGCGACTTGACCCAGTTCCCCTAGGTCCTTCCGAATGGCCCAAGCGAGCTGCTCGGCATTCTCCTTGATCTTCTGTGAAAAGTCGTACTCCCGCTTGGCTTCTGCCTCGGCGTTCTTTTCCTCCAGTGCGTCTGCATAGGAATAGCCCGGCTGCTCGTTGAGCCACTTGATTCGCTCCAGGTCCTTGACGATCCTGGCGTCAAGCTCCTGATAGGTCGCCACCAGGTAGCCGCTGCCCTCCGGTTCATTCTCCTCGCGCGCGTACACGACGTAGTACTCGCCCCTTTCGCTGTAGCGAAGGTGCAAACGCTTATCGATCTCGCGCAGCCGCTGAGCGATGCCACCGGCATCCTCAGTAATGACGTGCATCTTGCCGTCTTTGCCCTGCCTGATCTGCTCGATCGTCGCGGGCTGGATTTCCCCCGTCCAACTCATAGTCGTATCTTACGCCCTACTTCTGACGCGCTTTGCCAAGTGCCCGCGCTTTGGCCGCGATTGCCTGAGCCTGCTCCCTAGTTTTTGGTACTGGCTCGCCCCACGCGGTTGCCATGAGCGCCAGCCTGGTGGGCTTGCCGTTCTTCATCATGGGGCCGCGAGGGTTGCTGTAGAACCGCGTAGCCCAGTTACGCCACCTGGCCTTGTCCTTGCCGCCTGCCGCGCCGTAGTTCTTGACGCCAGGCTTGAGGTTTGAGCCTTGCTTGTTGTAATGGGCACGACCCGCTGCGGTCAAACCGCCGTCGGGATTTTTGTGAACCTTGCGCATGAAAGAAAACGGGGGCCGGGCCGAAGCCCGACCCCCAGTTCTCATACCTAGGCAGTGACGCCCGGGTTGTCGTCGGTGCAGTACCGAAGCCTGCCCAGACGGTTGGGAGCTACGCACCCGAGGGTGGCGTACCAACCCATCCACGCCTGCCACGTGGCTTCCTTCTGACCGGCAGTGCCGCCGTCCTTGAGGTGGAACACCGTTCCATCCTGCGGGGACTCCAGGAAGCCCGGACCCCACTGCTGGAACCAGCGGAGGGCGGACTTGTCGATCGCGAAGACGCTGCCCTTCGGCGCGTCGTCGTCGATCACGACGGGGACCTCTCCAGCACCCGAGGCAACCATGATTGCGGAGTATCCTCCGTGAATCTGGACGGCCTCGCGGTTCGTGAACCGCTTGGTGGACTGGAAGGTGTCCGCGAGCCTGCGGCGGATGCCACGGGTCGTGATGAACACCTCGGTGTCGCCCTGTCCGGTCTGTCCGACGTCGTCGGAAATCAGCTCGAACGAGGTCTCACCAGCGGTGGCCGAGCCAGCGGCCGAGCCAACGTCGCGGACCTGAGCGTTCCAGAACTCGTTACCAGCGGTAGCCGAGTTGATGGTGTGCAGGGTCCTGCTGGTGGCGACGATCGACTGGAGACCTTCCATCTCAAGCCCCCGGTTGCCCGAGAGGTAGATGCCGAAGGTCGTCGCTACCGTTCCACCAACAGCGCTGGTGAGGGTAACGGTCTTGTTCGTCGCGTCCAGGCCGACAACAGAGTTGCCGACAGAGTTGGTCAGCGTGCTCGCATCGGACCGGCGGACAATGTCAACCGGGTCACCGATGTGGAGGTACTGAATCGAATCAACGGTCAGCGTGGTAGCTGCCGTCGCGGTTGCCGCCACGGACGCGAGGAGGCCGTCACCGGTGCCAAACACCTGCCGGTTGATGTCCTTCTTCATGTCCTTGGTGGCACCCTTTACCTCTGCGTCGAGCAGTTCCACGAAAGCGCCAGAGTTGGACTTCGTGGCCTTGATCGAGGCGTCAGTCAGTTCGATGCCCTGGTAGTGCCGGGTGATGGGGATGATTGCATCCTCCCACGCCTGCACGCCAGCGGTCGGCAGAACTCCGCCGTCGCCCCTCGAACCACGGCCCCTGTTGCGGGACTTGTGGACGGGAACGATGGCACGCCTGCCGTGGTGATCGACAGTGAACTCAGACTGACGCTCAATCTGATCGATCATGTAGCTCTTGTAGTTGAGCTGTTCTACGACCGGGCCGACATACAGGTCCTTAAGGATTGCGTCGGCGGTCGTCAGGTTTTGGGTAGCCAAGGTTTTCTCCTAGCCGAGTAGTTGGGTTTGCTGTTCTAGGCGCTCCCGAACCTTGTCCTTGACGTTGGCTGCCGTAATGCGGTCAGGAGTCGTAGCGGCAGGGCCACTTGACTCAGGAACGCCCGGCTGGTCGAGTTTCTTCTGGAAGAGGTTGCTTTCACCCTTGCTGACCAGGCTCCTGTACTTCTCGAACCCATCCCGAACGGGATTGTCAGAGGTTTCCACAAACATCTCAGCCAGTTCCAGAACCTCGTCCATGTCCTGATCGGAAATGTCAAACTCGGCACGCAGTTCCTCGATCTGTCCGTTGATCTCAGCTTCCGCTTGAGCGAACGTCTCTTGTTCCTGCTGGGTCATGGCCTGTTGCTCGACAAAGTCAGCAATCGGGCCAATCTGCTCTGCGACCTGATCCGCCAGGAGCTTGGAGAGTTGCGATCGGTCGTACGGATCAAAGTCCTCGTCGAAACCTTCCGACTCAGCCTCTTCACCATCCTGACCCTGGGCCTCATAGAAACCGAGGGTCTCACCGACTGCATCCCACCACTCGTAAACTGCTTCCTGAGCACCTGGTTCGCCGTTTTCTGCGGCTTCCATGTAATCAGCAAGACTCAGGTAGCTCGACACGGAATCGGGGTCCCGGTCAAACACACCAAGCTCGTCAAACGGCTTCGTCTTCTCAGAGAGGGACTGGAACCGCTTGGTGAACTCAGCATCCTGCGCCTTGAGTGCAGTTACTACATCGTCATGGATGTCTGGGTTTACGCCTTCAAGAAACGCTCCGTAAAGATCGTTTCCCTGGGGTGTTTCAGCGCCTTGGCCCCCTACGGGCTGTGCGGCTTCTTCACTCACTTATTGCCTTTCGACTGTGGCTCGCGCATACCTGGCTGTAGAAACCGCCGCTTCCCTTGGCCGTAAATATGAACATGCCCTTGGTCATTACAACCAAAAGGTTACTGAAACTGCCCGGGTTTTACTCAGATTCGGGTACGTCAGTGTGTTTTGCGGCCTCCCAGTCGCCAGGAGACGCAAGGTGCATTTCTGCTCGCTCTACTTCTTGTCGAACGTCGTCAGGAAGGTCATCATCAAGTACTTCCTGGATGACCTGCTTGAACTGTTGTTCAGTCAGTAGTTTCCGCACGGAACGCAGCCTTTGCGTCCTTGATCGCCTTTTCGTACTCACGCTGGCCCGGAGACGGGGCGTCCTGCTGCTTTGCGGCCTGCGAGTAGGGAACGCCGGTACCGTCAGTAGCACCCATTGCCTGAGCAAGCTCACGCTCACCAGGAGAGGTCTGCTCATTTCCGTAGCCCTTGAGCGAGTTGGCGATCTGCTTGAGGCCATCAGAGGTTCCGTCCGGAAGGTTCCTGGGGGGGTTCTCCATAAAGTCGTTAAGGGCAGACAGGAACTTGGCAGTCCCGGGATCAGGCGGTTCAATACGGCTCATTGGGGTCCTCTCATTTGTTGCTGGGCCATAAGCTCAGCCTCTTGTGCCTGTTGCGCTTCCATCATGTCGTTTTGCACCTGCTGGTTAACCTGATCCACCTGGTAGCGCCTGTGCTCAGACACGTGAAGGTCAAACAGCGCCTTAATGTTGTCCGGCAGGTAGTGGTACCGGTGGGACTTTTGGAACTCGGTGTGTTCTGAGATATGGAAGTCGTGATTGTCGTAAGCGTTGATCGGAACGACGCTTCCCTCGATGAGCTGGCGGTTCTCACGGTTGACCTGCTTGGCATCTTCGGAGAATCCTTCGAAGAGCCGGTCGAGTCCGCCGACCTCGTAGTCCTTGAGGAACTTACGCATGTTGCGCTCGTCGATCTGCACGCCATATTGGAGCATCAGAGCCAAAACTTCGGTCATAGCGGCCTGCTTAGCTGCCTTTGAGCGCGGCATAGCTGATCCTGCCTGGACCTCGACCCGAGGCTCGTCGCCCAGCATTTCTCCCTTAAACGCAAAGATGTCCCAGTTGCCATCTTCTCCGGCAATCTTCATCAAGCGCTGATCGTTGTTGTATTGCGCCCGGAGCTTGAGAATCTTGGTGCCAAGGTCGGCCAGGGCCTGCTCCATCTGCTGAATCTCGGGGCCGAGGCGGGTTTCATCGGCCTCTTGCAGCAGGTTGATCGCCGATGCGGCGGTAACGCCCGGAGGCACGGTCGCGCGCGAGACCTCGTGCATACCTGAGATTTCCTCCATTGACTTTTCGATGCGCTGAATCTCGTTTTCGACGTAGACCGGAATCGACGGCGGCTCAAGGTAAGAGGGTGCCGGGTCTTGTACGGTCGAGTCGTACTCGATGATTTCGCCGGGTGCGCCCTCGTAGCGAACGTTAGCCTGGCGGCTCTTCATCAGTGCCGGGTTGCCAAGCCTTCTGGCGTTCTCCTTAATCTGAGTACGGATCGTGTTCAGGTCCTGCTGGGGGCCTCGGAGATCAGTGGTTACAGCGTGGCTCCAGAACCGACCAGGAACTCTGACGGAGTCAAACTTGATGTAGGGCATAGAGTCAAACGGCTCTTCCGAGCGAAGCAGGGTGTCATTGGCCCAAACGGCCCACCAGCCGTTCGGATGCTCAGAGTTCGGCTTGCACCAGTATTCCTTTACCTTGACGCCTCGGTAGCTTGCGGTGTTATCGCCAAAAATCTGGCCTCCCCCGACCCATCCCTCAGCAATGCCTGATGGGATGTCAGAATCGGGCACAGGCTCAAAGGCTTCTCCGTTAAAGGCCGTCGGATAACGCCTGCGGCAGTATTCGACCGAGCGGACCTTCTCTTCGATCATCCACTCAACGTCGTCCATCGAGGTTGCCAGGGGATCGGGAAAAATCTCAAAGACGCTCATTACCTCGACGCAGATGTCACCCTGGGCTACCTCGTCTACTTTGATGTTCTCCATTACCGCCGGATCAGCAAGAAGCTCGGGGGGCAGGCTATCCATTTCATCGGGCTTGACCGGAGTCCCGGTTGCCGGATTGGTTATTGGCCCCTCGGGACCGGCCAAAAACTGCGATTTAGCGCCCTTGGTGCTGTCCCAGTAAATCTTGAGGAAGCCGTTGGCGCAGATGTCAGCCCAAAGCAGCGCAGCAAAGAGCTTTGACTGGAGCCGCTGCTCGACCCAGTCATTTTCAAGAACCCGCTCACCCACGCGTGCAGCGTCAATCGCTTTGTCGTCAGCGCCCTGCGGGGTGGCGGAAAACATTGGCCGGTTCTTGGTTTTGCGCGAAACCCGGCTGGTAATGATGGGCGTAATCCGGTTGTCAGTAACCAGCTGCCTGCGCGGGTCAATCTTGGGCCTGGCAACCCGTCCCCCCGCGTACATCACCCACTGTAGACCCGAAAAGAACGCTCGGTTGAGCATCCAGTCGGGCTCATGGAGAACTCGTGCAGACTTTGCCTGCTCGTACTTCTTATTGAGTTCTCCTACGTCTACATACATCAGGCGGCATCATCGTCCGGGGGTGGGGGTGCGTCCGACTCTCGAATCGAACCAACCAAGTGTAGGTCATCTACGATCTCATTCGCAGGAACTGGATCGCCCAAAACTGGGGTTGGCGGAATCATGTCGGGGCGCTGGATGCGTTCAAGGAGGCTCGCGCGCTCCTGAGCCCAGGCGTCCCGTTCACTTTGAAACTGCAGGTTGGCCTGAATCAGCAGGTCAGAAAAATACTCCGTAATCTGCTCTCGTTCGTGATTGTTCTCACCGATCACGGCAGAAAGGATGTAAAGAAACCCGCCGATTGCGACAAGCGCTGCAACTGCTATGACGATGGCTACCATCATGCCTCCTTCTTGGTAGTTCTAGCCTTTTTGGCCTTTTCTGACTTGGCCCTGGTAGACCGAAGCTGTTTCACCTTTGCATCATGTGTTTCTGGTCCACGAAGCTGAGGCCGACCCGCAGGCCGCTTAACCGGGTTATCGATGATTGTGCCGACCGTGTGCGACAGGTCAGAGATTGCCCGGTCTTTGGCCTCTACTTCGGCCTGCAGCTCGATCACGTTTTCGCCCAGAGCTTCAAGCTCCTGCTGGTAGCGCTCGACGTTGTCAAGGCCCAGGAGCCTGGCCCCCTGCTTGACACAGTCCTCGCAGATGACGATTTTGTCGAGGTAGACCTTGTTGTCTGCTGCGTTGGGGTCGTCGATTACGGGACCGTCATACGCGCAACCGAAGTCAACAAACTCGGGCCGAGGCTCGAATGCCATCGGCGGCTGGAGGCACACTGAACACACGATTGGAAGATCATTCCCACAAAGTTTCATGTGTACATCCTATACAGGGGGTCGGGCGCTATCAGCCCGATGTGATTACCGGTAGGCGCGGTTTTGCCTGCCCAGCATCTTGCGCTGGTACATGCCCTTGAGCTTTTCGAGCCTATTTGCGAAACCGGAATCAGCGGCCGGTCGCTTCATTTGGGAACCAGCGGGGACTTGCCGCTTGAATCCAGAATCAACTGGTGCCGGGCGCTTGACCCGCTGAGCGGGGACATCCCGCTTGATCTGCTGCGGGCGGCTTGCGATCGGGTCACGCTTGGGCAGGCCGGGCGGGTTCATCTTTGCCATAGCGCCCCTGTACGGCTTGTCAGCCCCCACCTTCTGGGCGTACTTGGCAGCGAGCTTCTTACCCGTGCTGGTGTACGCAAACTTCTTGTTGCCGACCATTGGCATCAGGTAATGATGAAGTTGTAGTTATTACGGGCCGGGACCTTGTCGGTCTGTACCGTACCGAGAGCCTTGAGGGCGTCGAAGATGAGGCCCGGGTTCACGTCAACCCCATCAAACACGAGGGTCAGCTGAACTTCCGAACGCTTTTCCTTGAGAACCGGGTTCAGATTTGTGTCGTCCATGAAGGCCTCAGACTGCGCCTCGGTGTAAACGACTTCTTTTGTAGCTGCCATTGAATCTCCGTGTTGGGGTCAGTTACTGTGGACAGGTTACCAACTTTACGCCACAGGGGCAGGAGGATTGGTAACCGTGTCAAAGTGTTGACGGGCCATTCGCTCGACAGCCGTTTCGTGGACGATGTGCTCTTCGCTCGGAAGATACGGGCGC